AAGACCTCTTTCGGGAAGCTTATAAGCATGAAAGGAATAGAGTCGGATCAGATACTAGCTCGCTTCGAGAATCAGGTAGGACTATATAATGCTATAGACGTGTTGGCGGAGAGAATATCCCCGGAGAATAGTGAGCTAGGGACAGGTGGGCTTTTCGCGTCTCGTGGAATTGAGTATAATAACACGACGTTAGGATATTCCGGGACCCAGAGCCGGGATATGATCAGTTGTGAGTTCGGGCATTTCTGGGTCGATTTAAGGCGTGGTCAGGTGTTTAAGGTAGATTCTAACGGCAGGAATCTTACGGAGGTCACACCGGGGCTTAGAAACTGGTTTAAGGAGCATCTTCAGATGAAGATCATCCGTAGCCGGATATATAACGCTGATACGGACGCTGAGTTGTCTTATTATGATATCGATAACAAGTTCTTTGGTATAGGGCTATCCATGGGCTGGGATAATAGGTTCAAGAGGGTTCTGATAACCAAGAAAGATTATATACCGGTAGGGAGTCCGAGCGAGTACCAATTCCGTGGCGGCCGGTTCTACAGGAACGGGCAGGCGGTGGAGCTACAGGACGCCAGCCATTTCACGGACGTCTCGTTCACCGTTGGATATAACTGCCTGAAGGGTGAGTGGAAATCATATCTATCATACACCCCTGACTATTATATCGAGCACCAGCATTATTTCCAGTCTGGTAAGAACTATTCTAGTGATAGTCGGGAAGTGGGATTGTGGTCTCATGGCTTAACCAATCAATCGTATCAGGTATTTTATGGTAAGCTATATCCGTTCGTCATAGAGGTACCTGTCCGTGAGCAGTATGTGAATAAGATCCTCACGAACTACCAATATCGGATGGATGCCAGAAGGTATCAGGATGAGGTTAATTATCAGGTTAGAAGAACAACTGGATTTAATAAGGCATGGTTCTATAACGATACCAACAACAGTGGAGAGCTTAGGATGACCATCGCCGATAAGAACGACATGAGCCAGCGCCTAAGATATCCTATAACTAACGACGATAGCCGTGAGATACTGGTGACGGAGGTTGATCAGAAGATCAATATCAACGACTACTTCAACGAGGTTAAAGACGATACTAATAACCTACCGGTATGGGTTAAGGACGTGAACGATATTGGCCGGGAGATCGACCCCAGGACTGTCGATTATCACCGGAGGTGGCGTGATCGTCTTCGTGGCGATTGGTTCTTGGCAAGGTTCGTGAATGATATTGAGAGCCGGTTCAAGATGATAGTAAGATGGTTTAGTAATGACGAGAAAATTTATTGATTTAGGTGATTATAGCATAACTGTTAATACGCAATGATATGGTGAAAAAGAGATCTGCTGTTAGTAAATCAGGTAAGTGCCCTAAATCGGGGTGCATCAAGAAAGTAGGAAGTGATTGGAGAGTAGTTAGTAACAAGACCGGAAAGTTATGGCCAGCCAAGTACAAGTCGAGGGATTCGGCTAAGAAAGCTCTAGCGGCTTATCACATGCATTGAAAAGCGTAGGCGGGTAGGTGATTAAGATCATGTACTCGCCTATTGTTTTATCCTGCATCCGATTATGTATATCTTTGTAGAAAACGTGATTTATGGCTAAGAAAGACAAGAAAGAGGAAATCCCTTCATGGATAAAGGATTTGTATAAGGAGGATCTTGATCGTGTTGTAAGAGGTGAGCGTCCTATGTATTTCAGGGGTATGGATGATAGTCCTTTAAGGAACGTATCCCCGGAGTTTGATATCCTTAGCGGAGGAGCTGCTGTTAAGGGTATGAATGGGATAAGAGGTGCGTTGTCTCCGTTGAATAATGGCATGGGTAATTATAATTTCAGCATTAGGGGTATAAATAAGAAGATAGGCGAGCTGGTTGATGAGGCGGGGTTGTATTTGCCTGAGAAATTAAGACCTGTATATCGGACTGTGGTGGACGCTATGTCGAGTTCCAAGGATAAGGGGTTGGGTTATATCACGCAGCCGTTGGCCAACGCCCTGTACCCAGCGGACGAGCGGCGGAACCGGCGTCTGGACGGGGAGCATCCCGTTGGTTATGTGGATGCCATAGACGGCATATGGCCTAGGGAGAAATATGGGCTATGGGGAGAGAAAATTGAGCGGAAAGCCGAAGGAGGTCCTACTGGTAATGATCCTATGTATGTAAGACAAGATGTATCTGATAGAGCTTCGTATTTAAAAGAGATCATAGGTAACGCCATAAGAAGGAGGTTGTATGAGAATGTAACACCTGATGTGGTAGCCTCAAATGCCAGTCTTCCCGATAAGGTTAAGGAGTTTATATACGGAAGAAATGGCAAAGCTAATGTTGATGAATATAGTGAACAGCTATGGGGTAGATTCTTATCCCAACCTAATAGTCTTGACGGGAATAGCAAGGAAATAAGAATCCCCGATAATATTATTGCTGATATCGAGAGGATGTTTAATCGTGACACTGAGGATGAGATAAAGAGGTTAGATAAGAAGATTCGTGATACGGAGCGAGAAATATATGGTTCCGATAAGCCGGTTACAGATGATGCTTATGGTAGGCTGGAGTTTTTGAAAAAGTCTAGAGAATGGGTAGATATCTTTGAGAAGAATCGTAATTCGGTAAGATCCGGAAAGCCTACGGTTTTTTCTGAGTACGATTTTTATCCCGAAGCTGCTGGTGAGCTTACCCCGTTATCAGGGTTTGGTAATTTTACTATTTATAGACGTCCGGATGGAAGGTTAGGCGTTTACGATGTATATGATTTTTATAGTAATGATCAAGAGTTCCCGATTAATATAGCTACCAAGGTATTAGATGCTATAGGTGATAAGTTTGAGGAGAGAGGCTCTTTCAAGGATTATAATCCTGCTCCAGAGAGTGGTAAAGATGCTCTTATTCGTAACGCTATTATGTCTAAGAATAAGTTGGAGGACAAGGCTGAAGGAGGTCGTATAAATACAGGGAGCGATTATGGTTCTGGAAAGTATGTGATTGATCCTCGTAGATCAGAAAATAGCAAAATGGCTGTATATGATGAGATATGGGATTATCTGACGGATAAGAAGGGGATACCACAAATACAAGCGATCGGTATCCTGTCGAACATCGCCGCCGAGTCCGGAGGGGACACCGAAGCCCTAGGAGTCGCCGGTGATTTTGGCATCCAACAATGGCTTGGACCGAGAAAGAAGGAGCTACAGCGCAGGTATGGAAAGAAACCGACGTTGACACAGCAGTTGGATTATCTAGTGGATGAGTATCAAGGCAAGGTCCCAGGGTTAGGTTGGAATTACATCAATCAAGGCAAGTTCTTTGATAAGGACGCTCAAGGCAATGTATATAATTATTATATGTACTCAAAGGCTGATTTTGATAACGCTACCAACTACAAGGACGCTACCGTAGCATGGAATCAGGGGTATGGCAGGCCTCTTGGATCGACTTTAAGAAATGAGAAGAGATTTGAGTTTGCCGATATGTTCTCTGATAGGTATGGTGTCCCGGAGAACGAGCCAATGAGATACGAGTTCGGGCAGCGGGATTCGGGCATGGGGGACGGAGGTCAGCAGCCTACCCCTGAGACGGTAGCCCCTGCCAATCCTTCTTTGGCTTCCCACCCTTCCATAGATAGCTGGTGGGAGAAGGAGGGTCAAGATCTGTTATATAAGATGCTAGCTCAATCCGGCGCCAACAAGAAAGCTATAGAGGACATCGCTAATAATATTAAGAATGATCCTCAATCAGAGGCGCAGATAGCGGAGGTCGAGCGTATGCGTAAGGAACAGGCGAAAAGACAGTTGGTGCTTAATATGATACCGGGGTTGATGCTGAATATAAAAGGAGTGTCGTCAATAAAATTCGAAGGAGGCCCTGTTGGGGATGATAAATGGTTTTATGATAAGGATCAACGAAAACGCGTCGTGGACAAGCAAGAGGCGATAAGAGCATTAAGCAAGGAAAGGCATAAGATTCTAAATGCGTCAAGATCCGCTTTTCAACAGGGTCTTATAGATGAGGATCAGTTCAGGAGGATGAATAATCTTCCTATATTTAAATTGGATGATAATATAAAAGGAGGCAAAAATAAGGATGTTGATCTCTTGAATAGTCTTTTTGATACAGCCATGTACGACACGTTTGGAGAATCTGTTAAAAAGGGGGGCAGAAGAGAGTGAGATAAAAAGGAAGGAGCGGTTTTATCCCTATAAGCTTATGGCTGATACTTTACTTACAATAGGTGATATAGCCACAGCGTCTCCTGGATTCTTGAGGTTAATAGAGAGATCAGGCGCTAGATTGTATCCGTTGTTGAATAATATAGCCCATAGTAATTCTGTCCAAAAAATATCTGGTGTATCAGGAATAGGTGTTGATTCTTCTCAGATGGCATTAAACCCGGATGATGATAATTTTTGGAATATACTAGGGGTGGCGGGTGCGGCCGCTGAATTGATAGGTGGTATGGATATATTAAGAAATACGAGCGTGATGGGTAGGATCGGAAATAGACTGGATGATATTCTTGATATAGCTAATCCTGTTGTGACTCTAGGAGGGATAGCTAATGATGTATTGGATTAATTCGTTATATTTGTCTGTTTTTAAAAATATTTTAGTATGAAAAGATTGTTGTTTTTATTTGCTATGTTATTGACGCCATTCGCTTTGATGGCACAAGAGGTAATCCCATCAGAAGGGCCTATTACTATTGATCTGACTACCTTTACAGGCATCATGGCTTTCGTCACGATGTCAGCTACGCAGTTAGCCAAGGTTGTGCCGTATATTGACACCCATAAGTGGGCTAAAGTCCTATCCGCCGTAGTCATAGGTATGCTGGTTTGTATATTAGCGTGGTTTCTAAAGGTGTCTCCATTGCTTATAGGGAGTGAATGGTGGGAGGCATTGCTGTATGGGGTAGCTGTTGGGTTCAGTAGTGCCGGCTTCTACGATCTGGTGAAAGCTATAGGATCACTGTTTGTAAAAAGGATCTAGCATCTTGTAATTATTTGAGATATGTAAAATTTCAAGATTTTATTATCTATAATATAGGCTATTATATTTTGTAATAATATTAGTATTGCTTATATTTGTGCGCCTACCTACTCATCACGAGCGGATAGGCGCATTTATTAATTTAAAACTTTTAGTAAAGGTATGAAAAGTAATTTGATTTTATCATCAGAGAGTAGGGAATTATTAGGTAGGAACATTTCTGTTATGTCCAAGGACGGGTTTGTATGCATAACGGAAGTTATGGAAGCCTTGAATGAAAAACGTAAATCTATGGGGTTGGAGTCTAGAAGGCTTGATCATTTGTTTGCTACTAATGGATTTCAGGAAAAGATGAAAGCTCTTGTTAGGGAGCTGAGTATTAATGATATATGTACTGTAAGAAATCTTACGGTACAAAACCATGAATTGAAAATCAATAAGATAACCGATCTCAAAAAATACGGAATGGCTTACCGAAGAGGAAAGGGGGAGGGTCAGAAATGGTATGTAAATCCGTATTTTTTTGTTATGGTAGCATTGGAATTGGATCCAGAGATATACGCCAAGGTGATAATATGGTTGCATGATGGATTCATAGAGGACAGGAATGCCGCTGGCGAGGCTTATATCAAGATGAGTTCGGCCGTCGCCAGGTTGGTTAGCGACAAGAGTCAGTTGTCTGATAAGATATCAAGGGTAGCTAAGGCTATTAATTTTATCGTCTTTAACAAGCATGAGAGTGGGATAAGGAATACGGCTACAAAGAATCAGTTAAACGACGTAGTAGCTGTAGAGAATGTTATCACCGGGGTTATAGATGGTGGCTTTATAGATACTTATGATAAACTTATAGATTATCTTGGTCATGAGTGGAAAAAGAAGTGGAGTAATCCTATAACGTGTTTAAAAGATTGATATTAAAAAGACTCATCGTTGTGAAATGATGAGTCTCTATTTTTTTAAACTATCTTTGTGTCAGAACGAAATTAATTTGATATGGGCAAATATGTAATCAAGAGGAAGATACCTAAATATCAAGAGGCTGGGGAAGTCACCCCTATTATGCCCGGTAATGTTGTTGGTCTTCAGGGTATTGGAGTGGAGCCTTTGGTTTCGTCTACCCAGATAGGATTTGATATTCAGCAGCCTGATATTAATACCATTGATACAAGTGATTTGAGCGCTTTGGTTGACAGTAATAAGAAGGTTGATAAGTCTGGTAGTACGGATGTTTTTGATTTTACCACTATCCCTTACTATGGTGCTGATGATATAGGATCTAGGTTCACTCAGATGGGTCGTGGTATAGGACGTATGAGAAGCGAGGGATATGGCGATTTATCCACCGGGGCTAAAACAGCTAATACGATAACTACCATAGCCTCGGGAATTAGTGGTATCATGGGGTTGGCTCGTAACGTGGTTTCTGGGATAGCGTCAGAGAAAGGTACTCGTACCAATATCAGGTTAGCTCAGGAACGTGAGGCTAGGCAAAGAAGGCAATCCCAAATGCAGTACAAGGATGGCGGGGGCGTTTATCTAGGACCTAATAATAGGTTTGATAGCGGAAGCCTTACCGGTGAGTATCTGTATCCGTTACCTAAGTCGATGGAAGATCAAGCCAACGTGGAGGTCGAGAAGGGCGAGTACGTGGAGCAGCCCGGGGAGGCGCCGATGGAGGCCATGGGGCAGAAGCACGCCGATGGGGGAACGCCTGTTTCTTTGGAGCAGGGTACGAAGGTTATTACCGATGATACCACCATAGAGCCGGACTTCGCCAAATACATTAGGGATACGTATGGGATTAAGGCCACGCCTAAGGACACATACGCTACGTTAATGGATAGGTATAAGGCTAAGATCGGTCTTAAATCGGCTTACGATGACCAGAAGAAGGCGTTAGAGAAGTTGAAGAAGAACGATAAGATAGATGATGAGAATACAAGGCGTTTAAACGCCTCCGTATTATCTAAGGCTATAAATGATAGCAACGATACCGTTAATGGCTTAGAGGGAAGATTTACGGACTTCGCTAATGTCATATACAAGGAGCAGGAAGACCGGAAGATGAAGAAGGATGAGGATACGTATTTCGCTAAGGGTGGTGAGATAGATAACATCATATCCAGATCCATGAAAGAATACGGTCTTACGGAGGAGGATATAGCTGAGGCTAAGAAAGAGCTGCTTAAGAAAGTGGCTGGTATTCGCCAGAAGATGGAGATAGGAGGCACGTCTTTGTTCGGTCGTAAATTAACTTTCCGCCCGATCGAGAATAGGTTCAACAATGATCCTAACTATTTCGGTTATCAGCGCCAAGGAACTGATGGCTCTTATGGAGGTATTAATACGGATGAGAGGTTGAATTATTATAAGACATTCAATCCGGTCGCTTACGATGCTTATATGGGAGCTTCAGAGGGCACTAGGGCTAGGGCGTTGCAAGACGCTATCTACGGTCAGACAAGTAGCTGGATGGGCTTGGCTACGGCTGAGAACCCGATCATCGCCAACGCCGAGGCGCTTCGGGATTACACGACGCTCGTTTCCTTTGGCGGTGAGGATAGTCAAGGTAATTACCCGGAAGACAAGAAAGCCGCATATCATGATAGGATGAGAGACAATAAATTAGGTTTGTTTACCACATCTCGCCCTATGATCGGTCTAGACGTTGTTACAGAGGAACAGCATAAGGCTCTTAACGATGCCGGTATCACCCATTTTAGCCAACTGTTCTCTGATAAGAACAAGGATGTCGTTAATAAGATACTTGGCGAGGATATGCTTAAGATGCAGGCATTGAGATCCATGAAGGGAATGGAAGGTCTTGATTTTATACTTGACCCTCATAAGGTGGCTCCCGGTCCTATGGATATAGGTGATGTGGAGAATCCTGATGTTAAACTGGATATGCCTGAGCTGATTGACCCCAATACACTCCCTAAGACCAATACAAATGCCGGTAAGTCGAACAGCGGCAATGGAGGCAGGAATATAGTAGGTGGTGGTCTTGACTTTCCTGAGGTGTTCAGGATGACTCCGGGAGCCGTGACAACGGAAGGTCTGGAAAGACATTACGCTCCTACCGTGGACCCGGTGTTGAGATCGGCTGATCAGTATATGGTTGAGGCTAATCGTGCTTTCCAATCACAATTGGATCAGATGGGTAATGTCCCGGATTCTCAAAGAGGAGCTTTATCATCTAACCTACAGGCTATCATGAGTTCTAATATAGGTAGGTATATTAACGAGGTAGAGCAGGGCAATGTTGCTCAAAGAACTTGGGCTGATAATGTCAATTCTCAATCATGGGCTAATACGTACGATAAGAATATAGCCCAACGTCAAGCTTACCAGCAACGTATATTGCAGGGATTGGCTATAAATGACGAGAACTGGGCTAGGTATTTTGATAGCGTAAATGACGAGATCCAACAGAAGTGGAACACGGCTACGACCATGAATACATTAAGATCTATATTTGGGGATGTTAAGATTGGTCCTAATGGACAATTAATCGCTGATCCTCAAGGAGATATATTGAGTTATAGGAGATTATATCCTGCTCAGGAAGTAACTAAAGGCAAGAAAGGATAAAGGATGGCTTCACAATATAGTATATTAAGGAATTACGGCAAGTATGTATCGCCCTACAACATGGATGTCATGATGCAGGGGATGGGGTACATGCAGCAGAAGATAGATACCAATCGGCAGGCTATAAACGAGTATGCTGATTATATTATCAATTCTGACATTATAAAACCTCAGGATAGGGAATATCTTCAGAATAGGTTAAATGGGCTGATACAGGACGTGAATAACGTGTATCGTAAATCTAATTTGGCTTCCGACGGTATAGCCAGAAGCATACAGGCTCGTCTTGGAGAAGCTCTGGATACCCGTGTGTTGAATGCTATTTCCGGTACTAGGGAGATCCGGGCTTTTAGCGAGAAGATGGAGGATATGAAGCTGAACAATCCCAAGATGTATAGTCCTATAAACGAGGCTGAGGCTTTTGCGGATGCCGTGGCTTGGATGAATGACGGTCAGGTAGGGACACGTCTTAATCCTATACATTATACCCCTTATACGGATTACCACGCTGAGATTGATGAGAAGATGAAGAATTTCATCTCCCTTAACAAGGGGAAGAAAGTCAATGTACCGGTGACTGATGCCAATGGCAACAGGACGGGCGAGATGCGTGAGATGTATATAGATGAGATGAGTTACGCTCAGGTCAGGGATATAGCCATGGCTTCTATATCTGAGAACGGCAAAGCTCAGATGCAACTAGAGGGTAGGTATATGGCTAGAACGAATCCTGACTTATTTAATGTTCAAAGCACCTCAGATTTCCTTAAAGGGTATATTGATGATTTCAGTGTCAAGGAAGAATCCATACGAGCCAAGCTAAAGGGCGTTGGCAATGACAAGGCCAAGAGGGCTAAGTTGGAGTCGGAGCTGGCGGATATTATCAAGCAGAGAAATGATTTCGTGGAGGAGGCCGAGGGCGTTATCGGTAGCAACTACAGCCCGGAGCGAGCCGGCATGTTCATGGTACGACAGCAGTTCCTTCGTGGCGTCGGGCTGAGATGGTCTTATAATAACTCATACGAGACGTTGGGTGTTGATGATTATTATTTCAAGGCTAATCAGCAGATGATGGATAGAGCTAAGTTTAATGAGACAAAAAGGCATAATCTAGCCATGGAGAAAGCAGCGTTGATAAGAGCCAGCAAATCGGGTAAGTCGGAGAATGGAGGTGGCGGAGGTGATGACACGACCGGGCCTACCGTGGTTACCAAGAGCGCAAACCTTGACGATGTGAGCATAAGCGATGAGTTCATGAACGGGTTCATAGCCAACGAGAAGGCGGTGACTACCGGCATGGGTAATTTCGTTAAGTCATTATCAGATGACGCTAGAAGGAAGATCGACGCATGGGCGTCTGATCCTGAGAATAGTAACGTGGTCAAGGATATGGATAACGATCAGGTTATCATGGCTTATTTCAAGGCCAATGGAGGGTCAAGGAACGAGTTGCTTGATTACAATGGTCAGGATAGTTATTTGAAGCTTCTTGGATTAAATACCCAAAGAGGGAAGTATAATAAGATCAATGATGGATTCAATAAGGCGAGCAATGCTGTTTTGGATGGTATTGATACTATAATTCAGAGAGAAGCTAGATCGGGCAGTGGGTCAGGTATAGATATTAGTTATGGATTCGGCACATTCAATCTTGGAGATATTAATAACAATGGCGATAAGGTTTTTGATATAAATGGTATAAACGATATAACATTAAATGATTGGAGTAAGTTGTCCGCTTACAGCTCTTTGTTAAATGATAATATAAATACTATTAATTACGGTGTTGAAGGAGAAATGCCTCATGTATCAATGGATTCGGGTCAATCAGGTGTCTTATTGGATCGTGTGAATGATTTAATGGGAACGTCTTTTTCGCTTGATGATATTGAATCTATAATGTCTCTTGCCGTATCTGGGGCTAGTAAGAATAAGCACATTGAGGAAATAAGAGATAGGTTTGCCGGGGATAACAGGGCGATCGCTGTCGCTACCGCTATATATGATGAGGCTCATAAAGAGAGGAATGATTTATTAAGACATAAATGGAGTCGTGGGGATTTAGGTAGGATCGCTGATGACGCTAAACGTGCTGGCGAGGATTACCTGAGACAATATCGTCATGAGTATGCCGAGCGTGAGTATATCTTCTCCGGTGATTATCCGTCTAAAAGTCAAGAAGAGAAAGATTATATAAAGGTTAGTGACCTATTTACCCGTGGTGGCGGTTTTATTCCTAAGGATAAGGATAATGCCAATACGAAGATAACGTTTACCATATCCCCTATAGGTGATGGTAATTATCAGATCATTGGCAATAATGGAGGTGATGGTCGATCTGTTGTTGAGGTAAGCGAGGCTGATCTGGCTGCGAATGAACTTACTTTCTACAAAGAGGATGTAAGCATCCCGTCCGAGACCTATGATTCCGGTGTCGTACCCATATCTTTCGCCAGCTCAAGCAACAACGCTTATGGGAAGATGGCTAAGTCATTGTTGGTAGCTCCATTCGCTTACGCTAGCGGGGCCAAGGACACGGTAATGCCTTATATAGATATGTTTACGAATATAAATGACGGTAATATCAGGAAGAATCAGATGATGATCGCTACTGACGTGTTGTTCGATAACGCTTCTATGTACGAGTTAAGGGCTTCCGGATATAAGTATAATAATGGTTCTTCTGGGATAAATGTTGATATATATAGCAAAGGAGGGGCTAGAGAGGGTAATACCCCGTTGTATTCAATTGATCTGGATGGCGTTAACTATGCTGATGAGGTAGCAAGGAAGATCGACTTCTGCCCGCAGTATTATTTGGTCATGGCATGGCAACAGATACTTAGCAAGGAGAATGAGGTGTATTGGAGGAGCGAGGGAAGATCTACTACTGATGATTTCGAGAGCTTCATCTCGCCCATAGCTGATATGATTGATCAGGAGATAAGAAACAGGAATAACGGAAATAGTGGAAATAATGGAAACAATGGAAATCTATAATAATACCTCTAACGGAAAGGATCTTGCCGAGAAGTACAGATATCCTACCATAAACGTAGATAATATAAAGGCTATTGGTACGGATCCCTATGATATACCGGATCGTGACCTGCCTCCGGTATTGGATCCGTATTCCGCTTCCGAGAGATCAAAGTCCCAGATACCGTCATTGTCGGAGAGGATCAAGAATACTGTTAAGACAAATTATTATGATGATATGAAACATATGTCCCCATTAGGATATATGGCTTCTGATCAAAGCTATAAGGGCAGGTTTAACCTTACAGGTCCGGAGATATCGTTGGAGGATTCAAGGTATCGACTTAGTAGCGGTACTTGGATACCTAAATACGAGTCTTATATTCCAGGCGTAGATAACGACACGCGTCTATCTAGGAGCCAAGGTAGGACCGAGAAATGGATGAGAGGATTGGGTAAGCTGGCGGGTAAGGCTGCTTTATACGGATTAGGCGGCGTTATCCAGCCTTTTTATGGTATTTACGCCGGTGTATCCAGAGGTAATTTTAACGCTGTTTTTGATAACGATTTCACGAGATGGTTGGATGATCAGGACAAGAAGATGGATTACGGTCTTGCTCATTATTACAATCGTGAGGAGCGGGATATGAATTTCCTTCAAAGCATGACCACGGCTAATTTCTGGTCTAACGATTTTTTATCCGGTCTTGCTTTTACCGCTGGAGCCATGTTATCGTCAGCCGTATATTCCGGCGCTGGATTGATGAACTTAGCTCGTACGGGAGCTAGGGCGGGCGTAGCTTTGGCTAGGATAGGCAAAGCGGCTTCGGATACCAAGAAAGCGTTCGGCGTCTACCTTAGGGCCGCCCGTACGGGACGGAGGATAGGCAAGGGACTGGACACCCTCGCTTTCCTTGGCACATCTACCTCGTGGGAGGCGTCTGTCGAGGCCAGAAGCATGCTGATGGAGGCTGAGGAGAATTTCAGGCAGTCTTACCGTAACGCTTATGGAAGGGAAGTCCCATATGAGGAGCTTATGAAGTTCAGGGCTGACAATGCCAATGCCGCTAATGCTGTATTCGCCGCCAACGTCGGCATATTGTCATTATCCAATATAGCTATGTTCGGTGATATGTTCGGCATGGATCTTGGCGTGGATAAGTTCATAAAACGCAATATATTTGGCGTAGGCGCCGAGAGGATAGATAACGGGACATTGAGGGCCATAACGCCTAAGAAATGGCAGAAAATAGCCGGGAATACGTTCAATATCATCAAACGTCCGGTATCTGAGGGTCTGTATGAGGAAGGTCTTCAGGGAGTGGCTAGTAAATCCGCCGAGGATTGGGTAGAATCAAGATACAATCCTATGGCTATCCGGCAGAATATAGGCTATATGGAGGCTATAAAGAACGGGTTCAAGGAGACTTACGGATCTAATCAGGGATGGAAGGAAATCGGCATCGGTATGATTATCGGATCGGTTATGGGAATAAAAACTATTGGTGGTATAAAGGAATGGAGTCAAGACATGTCCCGGAACAAGGGGATGGTGGAGGTCTACAACACCAATGCCGGCGCCTTGACTACCGCCGCTATCCGTGCTATTCGTGGCAGTATGGCTCTTAACGCTCAATTATCAGGCTTAAGTACGGATAATAACGCTGACGATATACCTAATTCTAGAATCGTAGATAAGACTTTTAGTGATGCCGTATTCAACCGTCTTCGTTATGATCAGGAAATGGGGATGTTAGATGATACTAAGGAGAATTTCAAGACAGTCATCGAGTCTATACCTAATAGCGATATAGCCTCCGATATGAATATGACAGATGAGCAGGTAAATGAGTATAAGTCCAACCTTATCAGTGAGTTCAATAAGAAGGTTGATAATTTTACTATGGCCAGCAGATTTGCCGACTCCCTTACCGATGGTATATCCAATAGATCATTTAACACCTATATCTCCAACATGGCTTATAACGGTCTTGAGGCTAAGGATAACTTGGATGATATCGCTAATCAGCTAGGAAGGATATACAATACAGATATAGGACCTGCTTTAGATATATATTCTCGTCTTAATCCTGATTCGAGCAGGGATCTTGAAGAACTCAGGAAGCTTACGGATGATATACAGAGGATGGAGAAGAATATCTTGAGGCTTCAACAAAGTGTCGCGTCGAAGGACGCTCTTGAATCTGATAAGGCTAAGTTGGTCAAGGAGAATGATAGGCTTCTTAAATTAACAGAGGATAGGATCGCATTGGAGAGGAAATTAACTACGTTAATTAACTCAGAGGCTGATATATCTAAGTTGTTCTTAAATAGAAATGATTCAAGGATCAGTGCCGCTGATCTTATGGCGGCTTATGATACTATAGCTGATTTTGAGAACGTCGTATCTATCCGTGGGGTTGATAATTATAAGGAGGCTATGGCATTGCTTAGTGAGTATCGTCATAATCTTGTGGCTTATAAGAATATAAACGAGTCTCTTCGTCGTATGCGTGACAGAAGATTCATCCGGGCGCAGGAGCGCGGGTTCATGAAGATATTATCGAACGTATGGGGTAAGACTTATGAGGAGGATGATAGCAAGTATGATTTCAGGAATACTGATAATCCTGATGCCAATGATCTTTACGCCAACGACCAAGCTATAGACAAGGCTTACCAAGATGGTCTTATAGGGGAGGATGAGGCATTTATGTTCAAGACATATAATCATATGATAGCCAGATCTATGGAGAACGAGATTAAGACCGATGAAGGTAATATAGTCGAGAGGGTTCCTGATGATGAGGATATCATAAATCCTTCTGACGATAGAATCAATAATATAGCTATAAAGATATGGAACGGTAATGAGGATGTCTTATCTCCTAGGGAGAGACAGATATATGATAATAACAAGCCTCGTGTCGATAGTCTAGTTAACGGGTTTGGGGATAATCCTATTTCAAGGATCAATAAGGCTAGATCGATAATAGATAGATTGAAGATCCATGATAATATTTATGATAATATCAAGGACGCTGTTGATGATATTGTAGATATGAATATCAATGGCCTTGATCAGGATCAGATCAAAGAAGCTATAAAGACTTATAATGATCTTATGAATGAGGCTGACAATGGCAATGAGATTGATCAGGATAAGCTTAATGAGGCTATTGATATTATCAATAATTATTCCAATGGGCCTCTTCTTCAATTCGTGGAATGGATGAGGTTGTATGATAACGGAAGTATAGCTGTCAAGGATTACGATAAATCCATACCTATGGGTGATGTCCTCACAGAGAGCGAACCCGGGACATCCGCCGGCAGGACGGAAGTTAACGCCGCCCAGAATCCGGTGGTGTTGATGGCCCAGAAGAGAGAGATCGGTGGGGTCATGTATTATGAGGTTGGCGGAATGAGACTTGACAGGTTTATGGACAGTCTTGGGCTTAAAAGATCTGATGCCACTGATACTGATAATGGAAGGGTGATGGATTTCACCAACGGAACCGACATATTTACTGTTATAGAGTCAGATAACCACTCAAGATGGATGATTAGCGAGGATGACGCTCAGGCTTTCGAGAACGCTACCGGTGTCATACTGGGGAGGCAGACCGCCTTATCGACCTCCAATTGGTTCATGGTGTATCGCAAGGGGCGGGATGGGTCTATTGTCCCTTATTATACGGGTGATACGTTTGGATCTAACAACGAGTCGGTGAATCAGGAAGCAGCGGCTAGCCTCCGCAAGGGTGATATGGTAAGGTTTAAGATGGATATGTCAGATCCATATACCAAGGAATTGTATGATAAATACAATAGCCTTTATGCCGTTGATCCTAATTCTGATGAGACTAAGTCGGCTTACAGAGAGCTGGTTGATAATATGGTTATTAAGATCGTGGATAGTGATGGTAATTTTGTCTCGGTGCTAAAAGCCAATGATCCAGACTCAAAAGGTAGTAACGCTGATTTAAGGAGTATGGCCTTTGAGTTGTATAGGGATAATGTGGGATCTGTCGCTGGCGAGATTGATATACCGTTCGTAGGCGCAGTCACCAGTGTTTTGCCGGGAAGACCTAATTTTAGCATAAGTGATGATAATGGTACGTTGATGGTATCCGAAAATGACTTTACCAACGAGACGGTTGGCAAGGTAGAGAGCGTAGGATATATAGAGAATGGGGAGGTTACGATGAGGGATAATATCAAGTATAACATATTCCCGTTCTGTACGGCTATCGTCAGGGACAAGTATGGTGACTATAAAGATTCACGTATCCCGGTCGTAGCTATAAAGACAGGAAATGGAAGAAATTACCTGTACCCCGTAAGATTGAAAAATCAGGATATATCGTCATTCTCATCCATGATCGGATCGATGGCTGATAGGATTACGGAGGGTCTAGGCGGAGGCGTAAGTATTGATGATATAATGGATCTTAATAACGCTATAGCCAGATCCGGGCTGGATAACAAGACATATATGATTCCGTTGGCGGGAGACGTGGATGTTATCAAGGGACGGTTAGAGGCTGTCAAGGAAGCCGCTAGCAAGATGCCTATGACCGCTGACGTAAGAGGATGGATAGGCGATTCTAGGACTAAGGAGGATATTTTGATGAATGACGTTACGATTAATATTGATCTTAACAACGATCCTTTCATAGCACCTAAGTTCAGAATGAGTATCAAGGAGAACAAGGTATCCAAGGAGGAGACGGAAGTCTCGTTCCCTAACCTGCCGGATCTGCCATCGGAGTTCGCCTCGCCTACGAAGGCGGCCGAGGACAAGTCTTTGGTTTCCGACGGTAACGTAGTATCCGGAGAAAATGAGGCGGAAAATCCTTGCTAAATAAAATATCTTGACTTATCTTTGCGGCGTCAGTCCATCACCTGACGAGTAAGATATTTAAAAGTTGGTCCCTGTCGGGTGTGTGATGGCCCCGGTGGGGACTCTTTATATTATGCAACTAGATTCTTTTTTACATCGGAAGATCATGCAAGACCTACGCATCCAGCGAGTAAAGGTCTTGATGATGTTATACACCAGTAACTATTTTGTCGATGTCAGACAAAGGCAGTTGCTTGACCATACATACGCTTTAAGCAGGGATCAGGCTTTTGACTATATGACTGAGTTCAATAAAAGGCTTAGTGATAAGGTTGGTATAAAATGTACGATGGATATCCTTCTACCTACCGATGATGATAATGCTAACATCATAATCGAGCACAATGGCATCATCAAGAAGCTGATGAGAGAGGCCGAGAAACTAGAACTTGATACCGATGCTATCAAAGCCATGATGCGTGATCTTCTTAATGAGTTGAAGGATGATATTGATCTTAATATCCTGATATTTGACGTAAGCCAGTTGCTTATAAAATACAATCTATTTAGGTTGGAGGCTATAACCGAGCAGGAGTTCAAGGGCTCTTTTGTCAGAATGGATAGCAGGAATATGGAGATAAAGAAACTAACTTTATCTGATATCAAGAAGGTGGTGATGATGATGGAGGATAGGTATGATTATGCATTGTATATGACAGAGGAATATAATTGATTACATTTTCATTAATAAGGTAATAGAGAATAGATTTCTGAGACTTTATATGAATTTATCAAGTCTTTTAGTCTATTCTCTTGTAAAAACGAAGGATCAAATACTATAAAGTTCATAATTTTGATGTGCGTTTAGCAAGATTATCTAATCTATTATGTTTAGATGGAAACAAAAAGATTATTCAAATCTTATACTGTTACCAATTTTATAAAATCCTGTATTGAAGTGAGGTTATACACACTTGGAATAATTCCGTATGCCTCTTGCAATTTGTTCTTTGCAGACTTCCAGCCTATGCCATCTGTAATCCAAACAAACTCAAAGCCCTCAACGGAGTTTATTTTCGGTGCAATGTCAGAGTATGAACGTGCTACCTCATTCAGCTTTGAACCACCGCCACTATAAAAGTTAACTTCAATCAGATAAACTTTTGATGAGGTCTCGACAACAAAATCAAAACGCTTTTCATCATCTCCCAACACATCTGTAATTGCAGACCATTCTCTCGAATACACTTCTTGTCTGAAAGGAATGCCAGCATTAGTAAAAATGTTTGCAACCGTATTCTCCATAACGTGTCTGCTTCTGTTCTTTCTTGCATTCGTGTCCAATTCAGTTTCAATGCCAAAGACATAATCCACAAGATTCTTTACTTTCTGGTTTTGAAGGACATCACCAAGTCCTGTTTCTGTCAAGAATGTCATAACAGAATCTACGGAAGAGAACATGCTTTCCAAAGGAACGCAGTTTCCGACAGAATCAAGTATCTTTTTCTTGTCACGAGTGCGAACTGCCACCAATATGTCCATAACGGAAAAGGCATTCTTATCCCTGCTCCATATTGTTTCGACACTTTTGCGTAAGTCAGATGCGCCAATGAGACTATTAAGCATACACAGGCTCAACTTTATATCCTCCACGTTCTGTGAGATCTTTTCAAAGTCACAGAAGAAGTCCAATGTTTGGTTTGTCTCTTTGAGTTGAGACATGAATTTATCGAAATTTTTAAGCATAAGCTTTCTGTTTTACAGCCACATATTGTGGCTTGTGGTTGTTAATATCGTTCATTTGCCAATCTTTTGTGTTGCGGTAACTATGAACCAGCAGTTCGGAAATCTTTCCTCTCTTTGCTCCGTTCGCATTCACATTACGAGAAGCCATAACTCTGTCGATGTAATAATCTGCATACAGAATATCGAAGAAGTTATCTGCTTCGTTCTTTCCTTTGCAATCAGAATTACTCAACATAAAATTATGCCCATCAGCCACCACTTTGTCACAGAACTCCTTCAGCCTGACTTGTGAATCATCATTGAAGGCTTCTTTTGTATAGTCATTAAAACTTGAAGTATCACTCAGAGGACGGTAAGGAGGGTCAAAATAGAACAAAGTTTTACCTTGTGCATAGAGCAAAGTTTTCTCAAAATCACCCTCCAAGATTTCCACTCGTTTCAATAACTCACTATCTACCCTAAGTGTATCTTCATCACAAATCTGTGGTTGCATATACTTTCCGCAAGGAACATTAAACAAACCTTTCTTGTTTACACGATATAAACCGTTGAAGCAAGTGCGATTAAGAAAGAAGAACTTTGCCGTATTCTCTATCGGGTCAAGGTTCTTCTCATTGTAGCGTTAGCGTACTGCCATAAACATCTCACGTTTCGCTTCCATATCTTGCAAAGCGTAATATTGGGCTTGAATATCCTGCAATGCAGGAATCAATTCTTCCACATTGTCACGTACAGTTCTATAACATGTAACCAAATCGCTGTTAATATCGTTGATCACAGCACGTTTGATATTTGGATGCTGTTGCAGCATGTAGAACAACATAGCCCCACCACCAACGAATGGCTCTATGTATGTCGCATCATCCCAATTATCAAAGTCAGCTGGGAGTTTTGCTTCCAGTTGTTCAATGAGTTGTCCTTTACCGCCAACCCATTTGATGAATGGTTTTGCTTTTGTATTCATTATTAATCCTTTTTTGAACTAATGATTGTCAATCATCACTG